CCCGTGGTAGGATCCGTTCCCTTGAACTAGGGGAACGCCACGGCCCGTATCTCAACGGGGTCAACGCGCCGGCAAAGCAAGTTCAGTCGCCTGGGCAGGGATTGTCAATCCCCCAGTCCGGTATTGGATTAGGTTTGGTCGCGTTAAAGAACTCCGATGTGTCTTAGGCCATATCGGAAGGCAGCTTGGCAACAAGCAGCGATGCCCCAGTGCCACCAGAAATGGTGACATTGAAGGTTATCGTGCCTCCTGCGGGAGCCTGTAGCTGGATCGTTGTTGTGGCGCCTTGCGAGCCGCCACCCGATCCTGAGTTCTGATATCCCTCACCAACAAAGGTAGCACCTACACCCAATGTGGGCGCAGCCAGAGTGGTAGAAACACTGGAAACAAATCTTGCCTTGACAAAGTAAGATCCAGATTTCAGGAATGTCAGAACTTTCCCAGAGATGGTGTAAACCGGTGTATCACCCGATTTCCAAGTCCCCAGACTGGCGATCGTCCCGAAGGGATTAACGTCAGTAGGAGTCTCGGTGTTCTCACCGCGTTCCGCGGTCAGAACAGATCCACCACCTACAGGACTGAGCTGAGGTGTAAAGAACTCAACCTCATACTCGGCCCACAGCTTTCCCCAAGGGGAAGCTGTGCCATCCACCGTACAAACAAACATATTGCCTACGTCGTAGGTCTTTATGTCTTGGTTTGGACTGAGAGGTCCAGTTCGAACGAACTTCGAGGGTCCGAGAGGGTGCATCGCAGATGCACGTAAATCACAGGACATGTCCTTCCATGGGGCATCCTCAACAGCGTCTTCATATGCAGATGCAATCTGCTCAGACGTTGGTTCGGAATCGGCGGGATCATAGTCCGGGACCAGCATGACTGACCCGGCTGAAGAAGTTGCGGTACGAGTGAGATATCGGAACACCAAACGGTGAAACCGGTATCTCTCCCAACCCTGGGCTTGGGTAGACAACCACGGAAACGTAGTTGCCAAACCAGGGTTGAGAGAAAGGCTTACGGGCACGTCAAAGGACACAGTCCCATTGACGCTGGCTACAAGCTCCTTGTGCCTGATTCTTACCGAATCAGACTTGCGATCCAAGAACATTGGACCGCGTTGGTGTTGCCCTGTCGCATATGCAGCAGCTGCAATTGATTGGGTCAATGCAGAAACTGTCTGACGAACAGCAGGGGGGGTAGATTTCTTGGTGTTGGAAGAGGCCTTCGCCTTCCTTCCACGTTGTTGCTTCTTGTTATCCATGGGATACCTGAACAAGAACGAACAGGGACTATACATCAATCGGACGTTCGCGTTCAAACCCGTTCTTCCCACCTAGGGAAACGCGTTCGGACCCGACGCTCACCGTGTAGTCTCTCGGCATTTTGGTTAGCACGGAAGTATTAAGACTTTCGTCACCGTTTTGGCGAGTGAACCGATTGACCCCATAAGCAGTTTATCGACATGCTCAGGTCAGAGCAACAACTATAGTACGAATGTACTTGTTCTAGAGTAGGTATAGTGATATAAACCCTGAACAAGTAGACTCCTCTTCGGAAGTCGACCTTTCCAGCTGATCCGTTCATCGAGACGAACAGAAACCCCGGAAGAAGTTGACCACGGAGATTCGCAGTAGGAATTTAGTTCCTGAATTGGATACCCCGGGAGGGGCAAACCGAAACAGGAAGGAAGATAAGGTTTGATAAGGGACAGAGCTCTTACCCTGTCACACTTCGAAACCTTAAACTTCCATTTCCCTAATCTAGAATCAAGAGGCGGGTCTACACCCATGCCTCCGACTGATTCAGGGAGAAACAAATTCCTAGTTACGAACTTGGAGCGCGTCCCTGGAAAACGGACGCCTACATTCGAACTAACCAACGTTTCCCAACGGATCGACTCAGAATGGAGAAGGAGTACCTTCTTCATAATGTCATGTTTCTTAAAGGGGAGAGCCCCCCTAAGAAGCTTGTTAAGAGTTGGAACGATCCCTTTACGGGCGTCGTAACCCAATTCCTGACAAGATTGCTGACCGACTGAGTCTATTCGGAAAAGCTCCTCGCCCTCTCCCTTACTCAGCACCTTATGGACTCCGAAGAGGAGACCAGTGTTGAGAAAAGGAATAGGGAAGGGCACATCTTCTCCCGGGTGCATATGAATCGATTCACTGTTAATGTTAGCATAAACAGGGTGAACATATGCTTTACCAACGGACATTTCCAGACCCAGTGACCTGCCATATCTAATATGGTCAGCCCAAAGGGATGGAGGAGCGGCATAAAGCATGTCGTCACCGTTGATAAGTACCGAGGAGAGGATTTCCTCTTCTGACCAGGATTCAAACCTATCGTAATTCGTTAGAAGGAATAGACCAAAGTTGGCGAGGCAGAGAATGGGAAAAGATAACACAGATCCCATAAGCTGTCCGTTAGTTTGGATTCCTTTGAACGAGCGACAGGGCCCTTCAGCATCAGGGTACCACAAACCGTGTGGTCCGAGAACGGTATATGCCATTCTACGCTGTGCTGGGGTTGAACCAGTCATGAGGAAGTCCAAGATCCTTCTTGAATATCTCCAAGAAAGGAAATCAGTTGCGGCAGAATAGTCTATGGAGAACCAATGATCGTTGACATCCCTCCTTAAACCGACAAGATCGTCGGCTGAGAAAGGACGGCCAATCAAACGAAATGGAGCCATCTTCCTAAGACTACTATGCATAGCGACTTGCAGGGGTTTTGCCATATAGTAAGGTATTGAATTTCCTTTCGATATAACTCTGATTTTGAGCGGTTCTAAAACCGCCCTAATCTCACAGTTAGCTACGTCCGGTAAATTCTCCACCAATAGCAATTCCCTCCACTCATCACTACCCTTCGAAACGTACACAGAGCATGCACGCTGAGTATGATCACCTGAAGCGGTAACCATCCGAGGCCTCCACTCCATACGGAGAAGAGAGCTCGAAGCGATCCGACCGTCGATGCCGACTTGCTCACGCAAGTAGGCAGCCTGTCCACCTCTACTTCTTTGGAATTCAAAAGAAGCAGAATGAGAGGGATTAAACTCCAAGAAACTACGTTTCTCAGAGAGAATATCCTTCCGGACCTTGGTCAAAACGTTGATGAAGACAGGGTTAGCGAATATCTTATCAATATTCTCCTTAGAGCCAGGATCGGCTCTAGTAAGGGACTTAAGATGCTTATCATAAGTCTTTCTAACCATATCTTCAGACACCGGTAGAGCACTTCGTTTTGCCTGTAACCAAGAAGCCCACAAATGGGTATTTCTCCGGTTAAAACAAACGATTCTCTGCCTCATCCACTTTCGAAGCCTCCCTCTCGGTTCAAAACGAGAGGGGGGCGAATCAGGTTCTTCGTTCCGCAGATAACGAGCCATCGGATAGGATAGGGCATATTTCATATGCTGAATCCATTCCTCCTCTGGTAAGCTATCAAAGAATTGGTGAAACTGGGTAACCAGTAACCCAATGATCCTGTCGCTAGCACTATGGTGCTCAAGAACTGCGACAAGACCACGAAGAACAGCCCGAGTACGCTCAGTACTCTGGAGCATCGGAGTTCTCGCTGACACAGCGAGAGCGTGGTGATTAGTAAATTGTAATTCACCAATCTGTTGTTCCATACTAGCAAGTTTGCTCGCAAACAACTGACTGCACTTTATCCAAGATCGGAAAGGTAGC